TTAGATACTATTTCCGAAAATAACTATAGATCTTTTAATTATTATCATGTACCTCTTTATGCTGGAGATATTTTAAATCCGTATAAAGAATTGCCACCAACTTCAAAAGAAGTTGAAAAAACTATTAATGATTATAGTGCAATATTTTTTACAAATATTGCTGGAAGTTGTTTTTCTGCTGGCGATTTAATCGCAAAATCCAATTCTGGATTCTGTGCTGGATTTGATGTAACTGATAATTTTGGATATGTGGTAGAAGTAGATTCTAACATAAACAAATTAAAGGCTCTTATTGTCGGTTCAGTAGGAACCGGATCATGCTTAATAATAAGAAAAGAAAATAATTCTTGGGGAATTTTTGCAACATTCTACAATAGTCTTGAAGAAAAATACTCAGATTCGGCTAAACAGTTTTTGGACAATTCTGAAATTCAAACATCTAATTCTACAATTTTAAACCAATATTATTCCTTTAAATCTGGAGAAACCGGAATAAATTATTCATATAATAGTGAGATTGATATTTTTAACAATAATAGATCTATAATATATTTAATAGATCAAAGTGCTATAAAATCTTTTGAGGATGTAATGAATGTCGGTAGCTAATTTTACAACAATAATAGAACTTAAAATAACTCATGGACGAGATGGAACTGAATGGTTCATAGTAAACCCCTCTAATCCAAATCAATCATATGGTTACTTTGAGAGTTTAACTATAGAAGAAGGCATATTAAATGTAATTCCTAGCGGAACATTGGTTTTGCGCGATGAAGGAGATTTAATTTCAGACTTCAATTTTACTGGAAAAGATAAGTTTTATCTCAGAATAAAAGATTCAGGCGATAATGAAATAGAATTATCAAATTATTATGTTTATCAGGTGGCTAGAGCTACAGATTATCAAAAAAGAAATGATCCTAGATTTGTTACTATAAAATTTATTCACGAATCCTTCTTTTTCAATGAAAGATCTGTTTTTGAATTTGAAGAAGATATAAAGCCAATAAGTAAAACAGAACTTGTAGATAGTTGGGTTGGACAAATATTCGCTAAGTACTTTCCAGAAGATTGGGAGCGTAGGACAGCATATGCATCGGATACAAAAAATTATGCATGGCTAAAGCATAAAAATTTAGTATATCCAAATGGAAGAAAAGCGGATCAAACTAAAATTTTAAATCTTTTAAATTATTTTGCAGAAAATGCGAATGTTGATAATGATCCACCAAGAACAGATTTCTTTTTCTGGAAAGATTTAACAGGAGTTAATTTTTTATCCCTTGGAGATGAGATTGCTGCATCAGAAACACCAGAAGGAAGATATGGCGTATATGATAGAGATAGTATTGCTCCAGATGGCATAGTAAAAATAGACGATATATCAGTATTCAATTTTTCGTTTATGGATCTTGAAACTAGTGGCGCATTTCAGTCTTACTATGAACGAGTAGATCCTAATTTGGATCAGCCACATTTTTATTTAATGGATTCTACAAATTCATTAAAAACTAAAATAATTAATTTTAATTTTTTAGATTATTATCCAGATTTTGTAGATTATTTGGATAAACCAGAAGATAAAAAAGGATCAGAACCTATTGGAGGAGAATCTTGGGAACCTGATGGTAATATTGCAAACTACGAAATAATTAATTTTGGTGGGCAAGAAATTGACATCTCTGCTCTTCAAGGAGCTACTGCGGTAAGATATACCAAAAGATTATATGATGAAGAAAAGTTCGGTTATTTTGATCATTCTTTTAATAATAATTACGACGATGAGCCAAAGTATTTTTTAAATACAGATGCTGGAATCACATTTAATGATTTTTCTAACAATAGAACAACATATAAATTGTGGCAAACGATGTTTGATATAGATGAAGAATCTCCTATTGATATCGATGATTCTACTAAGAATATAGGAAAACTATTCGTCACATTAAAAAAATCAAAAAGAGATGCTGCAAATACTTATTTCAAATTAAGAAATTTAAAAGAACAATGGAATATCTTTAAATATGTTGTATGTTGTATTAGAAAACCTCAAAAGGAAGAGTTCTGGGCTTTGTTGACTGGATATTCTTCTGTTAATGAATCATATACAAAAGCTAAAGCATACAAATATGATTGGAAAGAAATATTTTTCTTACCAACAGGTATAACAGGAATAACTTTAAGTAAAGATATCAATATTAAAGGTAATCCTTATTTTGGAATAACTTATGGTGGAAGAGAAAGCGGATCTACATTCAAAGCTTATAATTTAAATGAAATAATGAATGTTGAAGGAGATGATGCTATAAGCAATTATAGTTATGCTGGACCCGGAACGAATATGATATCTCAAGGGTATCCTGCAAATTTTGTAAACATTCCAATAGGTGCTTTACAAAATACATCTTCTTCGACTGTTGATTTAATTTTTCACGGACAAATAGTAAAAATGTATCAAATCGATTTTGCTTCAATAGAAGGAATATCCTTCAATAAAGCAAATTACGATTCTAACTCATTTCTTTATTATTTTGATGTTCAAAATGATAAAGAAGGGTTATGTGATGAGCCAGTTGAAGGTGGTGGAGGAGGGGGTGGTCAAAGTCAACAAGGAAATTGTTGTGCTGTAACCCCCGGTGTAGGCGGTTGTTTAAATGTAGAATGTACAAATCTAGTTCTTTCTTATGATGATACTTGTGCTAATAGTTGGGATGCTCAATGTGTCGAATTAGCTCAAGCTCTTTGTTGTGGAAGTCCGTGTATGAGTTGTTGAGGAATTAATAATATGTCAGATAAAATTTTAAAAAATATAGTAACTAATCCAGGTATTTTTTTAGATAATTCAGATAAATATTTGGAGCATAAAGATTATAAATGCGGAAATCCACAAGCACAAGATATTGTAATAAAAAATGTCAATGATTGTGTTGAAAAATGGTTCAAAGAAGATGTATATTCTGGAATAACGCTTAAACCAGAACAAACAGAACCAACTGAAAAAGAAATTAATTCAGCCTTTGCCAATTTAAAAGGCTGTACTTATATAAAAGATAATATGGGGTTGGAATATTTAGGATGTAATTTTTCAGACCCTGATGCATTTTTTAGTTGCGATTGTCCAAAAGTTGGTAAGAAATTTCCAAAATTATTAAAATTTGCTACGAAGAATTCCACATTTTGGAATACTGATCTAAGAACACCTTTAGCAAGAAATGCATTTACGAAACTATTAATGACATTTAAAATTTCAATAACTGTTAATGGAAATTTTAGATTATTTCCAGGTGCAATTATAGAAATTATCGATACTCCTTTGCTAGGATTTCAATTTAATAATCCAAAAATAGCAGGAAAATGGCTTGTTCTATCAGCAAAACATAATATAGGAAAAGATAGACAACATGAAACTACCTATATTTTGTCTGCTATTGCTAATGAAAACTTCTATAAAACATTGACAAGCTCAATAAATGAAATAAATATTCAGAGATGAAAAAAAATTTAGACATTTATTTTAAAGCAAATACGAGAAAATCAATAAGTTCTATTGAAGAATCTTTTTCAATAAAACAACAAATTAAAAACTTGTGTTTATCTGAGCTTGGAGAATTTAGATTCAACAATCAAGTCGGATCTTTGATTAACGAATTTAAGTATGATAAAGGTTCTGCTAGACAATATTATATTTTGAATGTTCTTGAAAATAAATGTAAAAAACATATAAAAGGTCTTAATAGAATTACTATAACTGTTGATAAAGGCGAATTGATAAATCGTAAAATTTTTATAAATGTAAATTATGTTGTTTACGGTAAGGATTCTTCGTTTAGGTTTTATTTGAATAAATAATTCTATGAACGAGCCAAAAAACATAGATCTGGTAAATATAGACTGGGATTCTTTAAGAGAAAATCTAGTAAATTACCTAAAAACGACAGAATTTGCAAACGACTATGACTTTGATAGCCGTGGTACTACTATAGATCTACTATTGGGTCTGTTTTCATATAACACGACAATAGCATTACACTATCTTCACATTTTAAATAACGAAAGCTTTATATACTCGGCCAAGAATAACTCATCGTTAGTAAAGCTTTTACAGACTTATGGCTATACTGCAAACCGCTATAAGTCATCCACGGCTCTAGTAACATTTGCCAAAAACGATAGCTCTTTAGCTCAAGTAGATAGATATGCCACTCTAAGATCAAAAAATGATAAAAATTCAAATATAAATTTTTATTACATTGGTCCAAAAACAACTCTAGACCTTTCAACTACTTTACCATTTTACGCTGGTATAAAACTGGTAAAAGAACAGACTGTTACTGTAGATCTCGACAATCAGGAAGTAGAAATACCAGATTCATCTGTTGATGTAAGAACTATAGTAGTAAAAGTTAATGAAGATTATTGGATAAATTTCACCAATGAACCTGTAATAGGTACGGATGAATCTTCTAAGATATTCTTTATCGTCAATAAAGGCGATAAAATTTTTGTAAAATTTGGCAAAAACATTCAAAACATTGAAACTACAAAAGGCAAATCAATTCTATCCACGGATATTGTGAAGATTTCATATGTTGTTTCTAATGGAGATGTCGGAAATAATGTTTCTTTTGATTCTATATCGCAGTTCACAAGTAATGGAACATTGAATATTCCTAATGTATCTGTAACATCAAATACTTCAAGTGGAGGTTATTCTACATTAGATACAGAATATTTAAAATATATTGCTCCAAGAGCTTATAATTATTCATCGCTTGTTACTAAATCTGATTATGAATATGTAATAGTAAATTCCGGCCTATTGCCAGATGTAACAGATGTAAATCAAAGAGTATCAGTTTTCGACGGTCAAGATTTCAATGATGTTGGTGGAACAGTTTACTATTCCATAATAGATTTAGATGTAGATTCTGAAGAAGTAGATTCCATCAATCAATTAATAGAAGAAAAGCAGATAATAGGTCTTTCGACCGAATATTTGCCAAGTGATGATTTTGTATGTAATTTAACTATATCTTGCTCCTTTGATACGAGAAAATCAAAATCTAATAAGAATATACTAAAAGACGAATTAATAACTTCAATTGAAGATCTTTATGGAACTAAGTTATTTTTCAATAATCTTTCAAAAAGTGATTTAATTTCAATCATAATCAATAAAGATAGAGGTCTTTCAGTTTCAGAATCTGAAATTATCTTTAGCGTTGATAAAAATGTTGATTTATCTACCCAGAGAACCATAAGATTTTATAATGGAATTTCATCAATCACTAGTGATTTGGTTTCAACAAATCTATCAACTTCTCAAGTTAAATTTAATAGCACATCCACTACAGTTCCTGGATTAAACGGGTTCTATTACTTAGCTGCATATAATTCTTCTGGTATTCTAGTAAAAAATAAAGTTGGAGTATATAACCCAAATACAGGCATGATTGTTTTCTACGATTCAGTAGTACCAGATTCAGCTTTTGATTTAACAATATCTCCGTCTGCATCTTCTATAGTAGCCATTAATAATATGGCTATAGAGTATTCAGTAAATTCTCTGACAATAACATGATTTTATTCTTTAACCAAAATAAAGATCAAGTTTTTACAGTAAACCAGTTGGATACTAATGCTGGTGCTGAATATGCAATTAAGTTGATAAATTCAACATATAATCTTTCGGATACACTAAATCAAAGAAGAAATTTTGCCTATTTTGTGGAAAATCAGTTTCCAAATTGGCTAATAAAAGATGTTGAACAGAACTCATCTTATAAGATTATTGATTTTATTCAAGAGTTATATAATTGGACATACGCTCCAAGCGGATTGGATTTATATCCAAACTTTGAGAATCTGCAAAATATTTTTTATACAAATGAAGATTCTTTGAGAAAAATATATGCATCGTTGTTTACTGATTTTGATTTTGATGATTTCACCGATTTACAAGCCCTAAGAGAATTTTTAATCTCAAATAAAACTAAGTTTATTGAGAAAAAGGGTACTGAAAATTCTATAAAGTATTTCTTAGAAACATTCTTCAATAGTCAATTTAACGACTATAGCATAGAATATGGAGTAAATGATGTCTTTATTCTGAATGGTTCAAATACCAATGAAGATACTTTATCTGATGGTTCTTCTTTACAAGAATTTTCTATTATGCTTGAAGCCGATATAGATGAAAAATATCAGGATGATATGATCAATTTGATGAAGCCTATGGGATTCAATTTTGACTTGGTAAAAGCTGAAACTAGCATTTATTCTGGTTCGGTTACAGGAACAGATAAAGTTGAACCCTTTGAAATAGTGGTTTCTTGATCTATAAATAACTGTATGCCAAACGATTCGTCATCAAGATATTCATCATCTATTGAAAAATTCATAAATAGTGCCATAGCTAATGATTACTATATTGGCTTAGGTGTAGAATCTATTGGTTACGAAGATCATGATACCAGACTTAATAAAAAGGTATCAAATGTAGCCAGCCTTATTAAGAGAGTAAAAATAAGCGAAATTAATGCTGCATTCGAAAGAAATTCGTGGTCTGAAGGTAAATCATTCAAAGTTTTTGATTCTACTGATCCAGATATAAAAAGCAGCACATGCTACAATTCATCTACAAATGAACTATTTCTTTGCATAGAGAACGAATCAAATAATGTCTTTAGTAGAAGAGATCTTAATAATAGATCAAAATTTGCTCCATCTGGATCAAATGGAACTATTATTCAAATGGGCGATGGATATAAATGGTTAAAAATTAATTATGATCCATCACCAATATCCACAAGTTACATCAAAATTTTTGGAATAGAATCTTTACAGAACTTTAAAGGATATACCGCCGATTCCCAGGGGCCTACAGCAGCCGCAACAACTCTCCACGGGGCATCTGGGCTAACATATGGAACATGCTGCCTATATGTCAAGGAAGCCTTTATTGAGCCTATTACAGGTAAAACATATGCTGCTGGAGATATTTTAGCCGCATATAAAGTACCAAATGCTTGGAGCTGCGATTTACTTGGATCTCTAACAAATCTACAGCCAGTATTTAAAACCAGTGTTACTGGAACTGAATATGGTGGATTTTATAATATCTCAGGTACTGCTGGTTGTGCTCCATGTGATGCCACAAATGCAAACATAACACCAATTCTATCTTACTCCTCTGGTGGGTCGGCTGGATATTCTTCGACAGATTCGTTTAAGAAAAATTACGAAATTTTGTCTTCAATTCCTTCTGGTTGCATCATAAATGCAGTTTTAAATACAGATGCATCGATAAATTATTATGTAAGTGAAGAACGACCAGAAATTTTACTTTCTGTTGATGGTAATATTGGCTCTTGCAAAGCATATTTAAAGACTGAATATGTTGGTGGGACCAATGGTTGGAAGGTAATAGGAATAGAGATTGAAAATCAGTTAACAAGTAGCAATATCACATATGTCGAACCAATAAATCTTGTTACTGCTATAGGAAGTGCCTCTGAAGGTAAATTTTCAAAACTATTAGCAGCAATACAATTTAATTTATCTCCGATCACAAAGACCGGAGAATCATACCTATCAATTTATGATTTATTACGAACTAAGCTCCTGTCAGTTACATCGAATATCAATTCGACAGATATTCAAACTCACATAACGACTGCTGGAGCTACATTCAATTATTCAAGCGCATTCTTAATTGGAAATATAAAAAATTCTAACAGCTATAAACTAGCTCCAAAGGTTTATAGAGATTATACAGAATTTGCAAAAGCCAGTTCTACTGTAAAAATTGAGTCTATTGAAGGTAGTATAAACGATATTACCTTTGAAACTACATGCACAGATATAGCATCATCTTTAATTGCTGATGACTATTTCATAAGCAAAGCTGGATTTGATAAGAGCATAGGAGATGGTTCAACTGAATTCCAGCCATTTAAAACAGTATCAAGCTATAATTTAGGTTTTGATAATGTTTCTGCTGGAAACACTACAGGAACATTTGAACTTTCTCACTATTCGGCTTACTCTTTAACTTCTGGCGATACTTATTACTACGAAGATGTTGGTAGTACTGGTGGTATTTTCCAGATAACAGGGGTTACGGCAAGTTCAATAAATATATCTGATTGTGATGTTCTTTTTGCTACTGACACCACATTCAACGAGTCAAAAACATCACTAACCCTAATTTTCAATATCTAAAATGAGCACTAATTACCCATTTGACGATCAATTCCCGTTAACCAACTACCCATATTCCAGTAGATCTTGGGGGTTGAATGTAGATTCTGACACAAAGAAGAATTATAATTTTGTTGGATTTAAGCCAAAGTCTAGATTACAGGCTTCGGAACTAAACGAGATTCAAGAAATTTTTGCAATGCAAAATACTCTTAATCTTAACATGATTAGAGAATGGTTTAATGAGATCAATGGAACTACTTGCGACGGTCCTGCTTGGAACGGGGCAACACCACTATTCCCCAAGTCTCATCCATCTGGGGGTACATTCGAAGCCCTGGTCGGTTATACCTACACAGGTACTGGTGGTATAACTTTAACCTTTAATGAGGGATGGTATTTAATTACTCTTGATTCTGGAATCAAGCAATGGATCTATTTAAACAGTGAAAAAAATACAAATATAGTTCCAACATCTACTGTTCAATATTATTCGGGACTTTCATTTAGCTCTGATTATATCAATTGCATAGAAGATACAAGTTTATTAGACAATTCTTCTGGTTCACCAAGCCAGTCTATCTGCGGTGCTGATCGTTATCAGATCAATTTTACTACAGCCGGAATTACTGGAGTAACTGGATTTGATGAAGGAACATTCCAAAAAGTTGTAAAATTTACCTTGACAGGTTCTACATTATCAGTAAGTTACATTAATGGTTTAACTATTTAAAATAGGAATATTATATTATGGAAAAAAAATCTTGTGGATGTGGAAATAAAAAACAAGAAAATAATGAAGCTATAAAAATATTTAGCGAACCACCTATAGAAAAAGTTCCATTTAAAACCGCTATAAGCATGGTTCAAGGATATGCTATGTCTATGGTTTCAAGAGGGTTTTCAGATAAAAAAACAGATAAAACATCAAAGCAATTAAGAGTATTAAGTTGTTTTGGAAATAAAAATACTGGAGGAGAATTGCCTCCTTGTTCTCATTTAAAACCATCTAGTACTGATGGAAAATTTTATTGCGGTGGATGTGGTTGTGGAGATAGAAAACAAACTTGGCTAAATGGAAATGACGCAGAATATAGTAAATTAGATTATCCAAAAGTTAACTGTCCATTAAAAATGCCTGGTTTTACAAATTACGAACCAAGTTCTCCTTTAGAAGCTAAAGAACCACAATCTAGAAAAAATTACATAGAAAAAATGAATTTTGATATTGTTTTAAAAACAGATGTGACTGAACCAGAAATGCCAAAAGAAATATCAGAAATGTTTGATAAAATCTTAGAGGCTCAAAAAAATAAAAATCAGCCATGATAAATAATCTAAATGGCTAAACCAAATTCAAAAGAATCACTTATTGAATATACTTTTAGACAACTAGGAGCACCTGTAGTCGAAATAAATGTCGATTACCAACAAGCCTTAGACCGTCTTGATGATGCCCTACAGTTTTTTTCCGAAAGACATTTTGATGGTGTTGAAAGGGCATATTTTTCATATCAGTTAACTGAAGCTGATATAACCAATAAGTATATAAATACAAATTCTTTTGGGCCAATAGTTGGATCATCCGCAGGAGATCCAAATGGTTATGATATTTTATCAATAATCAGAGTTTTCCCTTTCGGGACATTGAATACCAATGAACTTTTTGATGTCAGATATCAATTGGCTCTAAATGATGTTTATGGTATTAATACCAATCTAGGATTTGTAAATTCTACTCCTATTGCAAATTTTGATCTTACTAAGAGATATATTCGTCTTATTGAGATGATGTTCGATCCAGAAAGAACAATTCGTTTTAATAAAGTGACAAATAAACTTTATATTGAAACTGATTGGACTGCTTTAAAGGCAGGTACTTATATTGCAATAGAAGCATATGTAAATCTTGATCCAGATTTATATCCAGAAATATACAACGATAGAATGTTAAAAAAATATTTTACTGCTTTGATAAAGAAGCAGTGGGGACAAAATTTAGCCAAATTTGATGGTGTTGCTCTTCCTGGTGGAGTTCAATTAAGAGGCGGAACAATATTGGCTGAAGCAGAAAGAGAAATACAAATTTTGGAAGATCAAATTGTCTCTGCATATGAACTTCCACCAGATATGATGACGGGTTAATATGGCGTTAAATCCATACTTTAGATTTCAATCAACAGAACAAGATGTTGCCGAAACTAACATCATTGAAATTATTCGTATGATGGGAAAGAATGTATATTACATTCCGAGAGAAAATGTTCAGCTTGACAGATTATTCGGTGAAGATCCTCTAAGTAAATTCACAAAAGCATATCAAATAGAGA